AATTATTGCCAACGAGAAAATAAAGTTGTCTTGTCAAAGTAGAACTAAACGACCGTAAACGTGTTGATAGTGATGAATGACTTCAATTATACTTTGATAGCAAACAAGCTATCAAGGCTATTAAGTTATGAGTTTGATACCAAAGACGGACGGCTCGAAGCTTAGAAATGGCGTCATTCCAGCGGTTTTTGATTGGTTCACTCTATGGCTGGTCGTGAAAAGGGTACAGGCTAATAGACGTTATAACAAAGCATTTATCAGTATGGCTCGTAAGAACTCAAAGACTTACGTTGCTAGTTGCATAGCGATTGCAAGCTTATTGCTCGAAGATAAGCCAGCTAAGAATCGGCAAGTGTTATTCGTTAGTAACGCCTTAAAGCAAGCTAAAATAGGCTATGAGATGGCTTCTAGCGAGCTACGACAGGTCGTTAAGTTAAGCCCGAGCCTAAGAAACACACTAGATATAAAAAAGAAACAAATAACCAAGCTTGATGACGATTCTTTTATCGTGCCAGTTGCCGGAAAGGCGGAAACCTTGGACGGCTTTAATCCTACAACAGCAATCATTGATGAATATCACGAAGCTAAAGACCACGCTATTTACAACGTGCTTAAAAGTGGTATGAGCCAACAAAAGAATGGCTTGTTGTGTATTATTAGCACGAGTGGCTTTAATTTAAAAGGTGCTATGTTTGAGGACTATCAAGTTATGAGTGATATTCTCAACAGTAAGCAAGCCAACGACCGGCAATTTATCGCTATTTGGGAGCTAGACGACCGAGAAGAGGTCAACAACCAAGATTGCTGGATTAAGGCTAACCCGTTATTTGAGATTCCGGCTGTTAAGCAGTTAATGGTCGAGAATCTAAGCAATGACGTCAGTTCAGCACGCCAGCAAGGTGACCTAGTACCCGTATTAGTAAAGCAGTTCAATATGTGGCTACAAAGCAACGAAGATAGCTTCATAAGTCATTTAGAGTGGTCTAAAACAACCGTAGATAAGCCAAGCCTACACGGTCAAAGAGTTGTGATAGGTATTGACTTGTCAAAGAGTAACGATCTAACGTCCGTTTCGTGGATAATCCCGCAAGATGACGGCTCGTTCTATTGTGATAGTCATAGTTGGGTAGCCACAAAATACGGGCTTATTGAAAAGATGAAACAAGACAATATCAATTATAAAGCGTTAAGCACCGCTGGCGAGTGTGATATTACCAACTTAGAATCGGGCGTGATTGATTATCAAGACGTATTCGACTTTATCAAAAATATGGTAACCGAAAATAATTTGACCGTTGAAGCAATCACTTATGACCCGTGGTCGTTTGGTTACCTGTTAGGGCAATTTGAAAATGAAAATTGGCCGTTAGTTGAGACAGCGCAAAACAACAAGACACTAAGCTTCCCGACAAAGCAATTTAAGGAATGCTTGCTTAATAAGCAGATTGTCCACCCTGATAACCACTTGTTGAGTATTGCCGTAGATAACAGCGTACTAATTTATGATTCAACAGGTAGTTGCAGAATTAACAAGATGAAAAACAGCAACAAAATCGACCCACTAGCGGCTTTGTTAAACGCTTGGGTTTATACCAGTAACGAATTAATAGGAGGGACGGACAATGAGGCTGATAACGAGTTTTACACGAGTGACGAGTTTACTTTTTAGCAGATATATACAAGCAACTTTGTTAATTATTGGCTTGTTGCTTATTGATTTAGGCGTTTTGACCTTGCTTAATGCAGGGGCTTTTTTAGTATGCACGGGTATTAGTTTGATAGCCGTTGCATTCTTAATTAATTACGAGAGAAAGGAGGTTAGACAATGAGTTTCTTTTTTGATTCACAAGAAATTGAACCAGACAAAGACACAGCTTTTTTAGACGCAGTTGTAAGTTTGTCGAGCAATGATAGTAGCGTATTTGTTGGTGCGGGTGCGTTGCGGAACAGTGACGTATATGCGGCGATCAACATTATTGCCAACGACTTAGCAAGTAACCGTATTTTAGTGCCTAAGTCGGGCTTGCTTGAAACACGATTAAACGATAAGCCGAATGAGAACATGAGCGGTCACGATCTAAAGTTTGCACTAGCTTGCCAAATGTTACTGGCTGGCAACAGTTTTGCTTTAATTACAGAGGACGGCTTCCAGTTTGTGCCTAATAGCCAAATGACAGTTGAGCAAGACGACGTCACAGGTCAGTTGACCTACACTTACACGCCTAACGGGCAAACAAGTCGTCAGATTGCGCCTGACAGCATTCTACACTTTAAGTGCTTTTCGCAAGACGGTGCAACTGGTTTGAGCCCACTTTGTGCGCTGCAAGATGAAGTATCGTTGCAGAAAAAGGGCAACGGCTTGCTTAAAGGCTTCTTTGATAGTCCGTCACGTAACGTCTTGCAAGTTCACAAAACAGACTTGAGTTCAGAAGCTAAGTCCAACATTCGAAACAAGTTTGAACAAGCGAACAAAGGTGCATTGTCGACAGTGATCCTTGATGATTCCATGGATCTAAAAGGCTTGACGGTTGACGAGGGCTTGCTTAAAGCAATCAATTCGAACGAATTCAGTACGCAAAAAATTGCGTCATGCTTTGGGTTACCACAGTCTATGCTGAACGTTGAAGAGGTTCACAGTTCAGCTGAACAAGTTTCAGCTCAATACTACGAATCGAGCGTCTATCGATACATGGATTGCTTCACGAGTGAACTAGCTTTCAAACTCAACAAACAAGTCATTTATGACGATTCACGGCTACGAATTAACAAGCAACAAACGATTCAAAATTTAATCGAGCTTATAAAAGCCGGGGTATACAGCCCCGAAGAAGCAAAAGAAAAATTAGGAGGTTAGCATATTGATTAAAGATTTAAGATTGGTTGCCAACGCAGAACTACGAGCACAACAACCACAAGGCGACACGCCCGAAGACGCTAAGACTGGCGACCAACAGCAACCAGATGACAAGCAACAAGATAAGCAACCTAAGACGATTGAGGGTTATGCTTTACTGTTCAACTCACCAAGTAAGGACTTGGGCGGCTTTGTTGAAGTCATTGACCCTAAAGCACTTGATAACGTGAATCTATCCAACGTGATTATGTTAGACCAACACGACTATTCTAAGCCACTAGCAAGCGTAAAGGCTGGAACATTAAAACTTGACGTTGACGACAAGGGCTTGCATTTTGTGGCTACGTTAGACGATTCAGTAAGCTACGCTAATGACGCTTATCAAAACGTTAAGAGTGGCAACGTTGATAGTATGAGTTTCCGCTTTGACGTAGACGATAACGGGGACGAGTTCACACAAGACGATCAAGGCAAGGTTGTAAGAACTATCAAGCAAGTTAAAGACTTATTTGAAGTCTCAACGGTGACGATCCCAGCTTATGACGACTCAAACGTTCAAGTAGACAAGCGAAGCTACAACGAATTTTTAGACAATCAAAAAGGAGAAAAACAAGATATGACAAAACAAACTATTATCAAACCAGAAAACGAAGAAACTAAGTCTCAAAAAGAAGTACGTTCATTCGAGGATTATATTAAGTCTCACGGTCAACAACGTTCAGGACTTACATCAGCCGGTGCACAAGCTGTTATTCCTAGCGAAGTTGTTACGCCAGTCTTTGAGGGTGCTAACGCAAAACAAAACCTTGCTCAAATGGCTACCGTCAAGCAGGTATCCACTGGTTCAGGCAAGTATCCTATTAGTATTCCAGACCCTACTAAATTCCTTGCAACCAAAGAAGAATTGGCAACCATTCAAGACGTTGACGCAAGCGTCAAAGATGTTGCATTTGAAGCAAAAACTTTTGCAGGTAAGATTTATCTTTCAAATGAACTTGTTGATGATTCAGCAATTGATATTAAAACAGAAGTTCAGTCACAACTTGGGCAACTTGTTTTGAACACTGATAATCATAACGTCATTTCATTACTTCAAACACTTTCCAGTAAAAAGGCTGCCAACATTGATGATTTGAAGAAGATCAAGAATACTGGAATTGACCCGGCTGTTTTGGGCTCAAACGGTTCAATGGTTATCACTAATCAGGACGGGTATAACTATCTTGATACTTTGAAAGATTCACAAGGAAGATACTTGCTAACCGAAGATGTGACAGCTCAATCAGGTAAAGCATTGTTTGGACTTCCAATCTGGATTGTTTCAAATGTGGTATTGCCAGATGTAACTAGTCAATTCCCAGTATTCATTGGTAATTTGCCACAAGCAATTGCGGTATTCAGACGTCAAAATATTGTCACCAATTGGGAACAGTTTGATAGCTTCTCGCAAGGGCTCGCGGTTGTTTATCGTGGCGATTATGAATTTATCGATAAAAATGCTATGCAATATGCTTTGTTGGGTGCTGGCAAGTATTAAAAATTAAGAGTGGTATAAAGTACCGCTTTTTTGTACATAACATTCAATTTGAAAGAAGGCATTAGAATGGCAGACAAAACAGACACGACACCAACGACACAATTAGACGTATTAAAGAATAGTTTACGAATCCCACTTGATCTAAAAGACGATGATACGCTTTTGCAATCATATATTGACGGAGCCACCGAGTATCTAGCAAGTACATTAAACGAAGAGAATACAGGAACGAGACTTGATTCTAAAAGAGCAAAAGTTGTTATCAATGCACTAGCTGAACTTATGTACCAGAACCGTGGCAATGATACCGTCACAAAAGATTTTCCGTACAGCTTGCGTTGTGTGATTAATCAGTTAAAATATAGTTAACCCTTATTTATTTGATAATTGACACATATCAGAAAAACGTCATTCTTAATTGAGTGGCGTTTTTTTAGTATCTAATAAAATTTAGATTTTATGACGTGATATAAACGCATTCTCGTGCTATTGTTTGCTTATACGTGTGAATAACTTTCATTAATATTACAGATTCAGTCAAGAAGCATTTCAGTAA